ATATTACAACGACTACGCTAAACGTCACCGTAGGAGGCTCTACAGAGGTCTCTAGTCCCACTACAAATTGGACTGGTACATTCAACCTAGCAGGTACGTTTAGCCAGTCAGGGGGCGGCTCAGGCGGTGCTACGGCTACATTTGACTCTCCGATGACAATTAATGCGCCAATCACTTCCAATTCAGATATTACAACAAGTGCTGAAGTGACAGCAAGTGGTGTTGCGCTTAGTAGTCATACACATACTGGTGATAGTGGCGGAACAACAAGCCCTCCAAACTAATAGGAACGTGAGCTATGGATATTCTATTAAATGAAGATACACATGACGCTGAGTTTGTAAATGGTGATGCTCCCGTGACTCCTACAGTAGATGAGGGATTGCGTCAGCGTCTTAAAATTAAGCTACTCACATTTCGTGGTGAGTGGATTTACAACACAGAATATGGAACACCTTATTACCAAGAAATCTTTGGTAAAGGTCGAAGCAAACAAATTGTTGATACAATCTTTCGTGATTTAATTAACGAAGATGAAGATGTAGTTCGTATCACACGGTTTGAATCAGAAATTACAAGAGATAGACAATACGTTCTTAGCTTTGCTGTGATTAGTCGAGAGGGGACAACAGTACAAATTGAAAATGTAGAGGTGGGTGTATAATGGCAGGTATTACAAGTACAGGTTTAGAGATAAAAAGGCTGAATCAAGTAAGAGAAGGGTTGCGTCAGCAAGCTTCGGAAATATTTAGCGATCTTGTTCCTACAGGTGATGTGCTTGATACAGGTAGCGGAAGCACACTAGGACGTTTGATTGGTGTTGTGTCTCTAGGCGAGGCTGAATTGTGGGAAGCTATTCAAGATGTCTACTCTGCATTTGACCCCAACTCTGCTGAAGGGATTGCACTTGATAATCTTGTTGCCTTGTCTGGCCTAATCCGCAAAGGAGAACAGGCGTCTACAGCACGTATGCTGTTCCGAGGTGATTACAACACAACAATTACACGAAACAGTCTTGTTAGTTCAAGCTTCACAAACTATCGTTTCACTGTGCCTCAGTCAATCACATTGAACAATGAAGATGTTGTTGGTGTTGTCATTGACACACAGCTTGTGCAAAACAGCACAGATTATGTTGTAACCTACTCTGACGACAATAACACTGTCAATCTCACCTACACCTCCCCCGCTTCAGCAACTCGTCTGGGTATTCTACAAGGACTTGCAGACACAATCAATAACAATATTGGCTCTATCCTTACAGCAGAAGTTGTTGGTAATACACTTGAGATTATTGCTGACGACAAAGTTACAGAATCAACGTATTCCTTATCCAGTAATCTCTACTATGTAAAATCAATTAAAGGTCTCACGGTAGTTGCTGAAGAAGCTGGCCCTAAAGAGCAAGACACTGGAACAATTGATACAATCACCACTCCGATTCTTGGGTGGGATAGTGTTGAACAGATTGCGCCAGCTACTGTAGGTAGTCTCAGAGAAACAGACGCACAACTCCGTAGACGATTTACAGAAGCAAAGTATCTGCGTGGTTCTAACATTCTGGATGCGCTTCAATCTGAACTGCTGTCTCTGGATGGTGTTCAGGATGTACGCATCTATGAGAACCTGACAGGTACAACAGACGCTAAAGGATTACCTGCCCACTCATTCCGTGTGTTGATTCGTGGTGGTATCCGTGAGGAAATTGGTAATGCTATTTGGCGCAATAAGCCAGCCGGTATTGCTACGTCAGGGAACGTGAGCGTTGTCATTGATAACATTCTAGGCGACCAAACGTTGGTTTATTTCGAGCGTCCTGAATTTATTGATCTGTATGTTTCTGTGACAATCACAACAGACGATGAATTCCCTTCAGACGGCCCTGAGCGTATCAAAGCAGCGTTGTCTCAGTATATCACTGAGCAGACTAGACTTGGTGAAGATTTACGTTATAGTCGTCTCTATACCCCAATCAACTCTGTTCCCGGGCATTTTGTGGATCAGCTGTTCATTGACACTTCACCTAGCCCCGCCTCTACTTCAAACATTTCTATTAACTACGATCAACTTCTGAAATTGGAGTTGAGTAACATAGAGGTTAATGTGACATGAGTGATGAAACTGATAGCATTCTTTATTATGAAGGTGAGGTGAATCCATACAAGGACTCAGATTTCTTAGAGCAATCACGCGAAAGAATTACACAACAGTTCAAGGATAAGGATGTCCTTGATCGTTACTTGCAGGTGATGACGGTCGGTAAGACTGAGCTTGAATCTGTTATCAAGGATTTGATGCAGAAGCGTACTATTGATAATTCTTCTGGCGCACAGCTTGAAGTGATTGGTGACATTGTAGGGCAACCTAGAACACTATTTGATTCAGGTATTATTCAATACTTTGGTTTTAATGGGGCAACAGGCGCGTCTCCTTATAAGAGTGTTGCTGATACAGATCGTGTGTATGGTCCTTGGAAGGGAACAACAGACCCCTTGTTTGGAACCCGTGTATTATCTGATGGAGAATACCGCCGACTAATCAAAATCAAGATTCTAAAAAATAGTTCCAGTGCAAGTATGAATTCATTCTTGAGTGGTGTTCAAGTGCTGTTTGGCTTGGATAAAGTGAGTTATGACGATGTATTCCCAACATCTCTTGATGAAGGTGATGGTGTTGTTACAATCAACATTGGTCGCGATTTCAATGACCCTGAGCTTACTGTATTTCCGGGATTGGATGAAATTGAGTTGGCGAATCGCTACCTGAATAGACCGCTCGGTGTAAGTATTGCTTACCAAGAACCTGTGAGTTTTACAGCAGACTTCATCCAGCAACGCTATAGTGAATTTGACGCTATTTCGGGTGGTACAGTTCAAGTCAGCTTCGATCAGATGTTTGATTTCTACAGAAGCTATGAAGATACTTACTATGATTTCAATGGCGATCTTCAGACAGCAGCAGTCAACGAACCTCGGTTTGGTTACGATCCAAACACACTTGAACCACTAGGGTTATTGTTAGACAGACCTGAAGAATACCTTGAGCATGTTTGGGATTTTGAAGTGGATGACCAGTTTGGTACATTCAGTGTTAACTTTGCTAATGTTAATGAAACACAAGAAGCACAGTTAGCATTCCTTGTGCAAGGTACGGATTTCAAGCTGATGCTTTATTGGGAATATGGTTATTGGAAAGTGAGGGTTGAAACACCTTCTGAAACAACCAATAGAATGATTACCCAAACACGCAGCCAAGATATTCAAGTAACGGTTTCTTACAATACAGATGTTGTCTACTTTAAGATTGGAAATGAAGACCGCCTTGTTGAGATTACAACAAACCTTGGTGATACAAACTTGCAAGGTACTACACTAAGAATTGGTGGTAGCTATACAACAACAGATGGTATTTTGTTGGATCAATTCACAGGTAGCGTTAAGACATTTACATATCTTCGTGCGCCTTTGCGAGCAGGTGATGCAATATTCGCTGGCGACTTTATTTCTACAGAATCTTATGATAAACTATTAACGGAAGCCGGAGATTACATTATTTATTAATGTATAATTGGATTAAAATGAGGAAACAATTTTATGGCTGAAATTAGAATTTCAGATTTACCTGCTGCTAATCCTTTGGACGGTAGTGAGGTAATTGCGCTTATTCAGAATGGTGATACGCGCATACGCTCTGTGCAAAGTATTTTTGATGAGACTAAGACAAACGCAACTACAACATCAACCGGCGTTGTCGAAAAAGCCACCACCGCAGAAGCCGAAGCAGGTACGGCTGATAAATACCCTGACGCACAAACAATCAAATCAACGTACATGCAAACTGAGGCGTTGTACGAAACATTCCAAACACGTAATGCAAATCTGCTTTGGGACGCTATTTCGGACACATTTAGTCAAGCAGATAACGCACCTAAAGTGACACCAATCCATGAACGGATGCGACGTTGTGTTGTTCAAAACGATGGGAGTGTTGCCTACTATCTCGACCCGAATAACTCCACACTAAAAGCAGACGGGACTGCTGCTATCCTCGACGGTACAGATGGTCAGGTAATGGTAGAGGTTCCCAAGTTTTGGGTGAGAGTCTCAAAGCTATTCACCGGCGAATGGAAGCGAGAGATTTCTGAAACACCTCGCAGCGGCTTTGTGCTGCACCCTGCCTTTGCTATCGGTGGTACTCTGCAATATGACGACAGTGTTGGCATGTGGCATTACAAAGGTAACACAGGAGAGCGTGAGGCATTTTACATAGGTGCTTATCAAGCAAGCGTTTATGATGGCAGTGCGGGCACACACATTGATGGCCTTAACCTAGACGACAACTCTAGCCGTATTGACACTGGTATCGACTTACTGGCTAGTGTTAGTGGTTATTATCCAATGGTTGGCGTCACTCGCGCCGAGTGCCGTTCAATGGCGAGTAACAGAGGCAGTGGTTGGTCTGTCTGGATGTTCTGGCAACTACAAGCTGTAAAGCTGTTATTCTTCGTGGAATATGGTGGGTTTAATTCGCAGGCATTGCTTACTAACGGTAATGTTAATGTATCTACTGGTTATCCTGCAAGCAGCAGCAATCAAACAGACAGTCCACACTCTGTCGCCGGCAAATCAAATAGCATTGGCAATGGTAGTGGTGGTGTTGATAGCACAACTCGTGATACTGCATGGATGAGCTATAGAGGTATCGAAAACCTTTGGGGTAATGCTTGGCAATGGTGTGACGGCTGGAATATTAACGACAGGAATTGGTATGTTACAAACGATGTTAGTGTGCTAGCTGACGACACCACAACAGGTTATACGCAGCTTGGCCAGCAAGCGTCTACAAGCAATGGTTATATCAGAGATGTAGACCACACTACATTAGGCGACGTTGTGACAGACAGTTCAGGAAGCTCTTCTACAGCATTTGCTGACTACTACTTTCAAAATCCGGGTTGGCGAGGTGCTTTCGTCGGTGGTGGTGCGGATGTTGCCGCGAGTGCGGGCGTTTCTTGCGGTATTCTGAGTTATTCTTCGGTGCGCTCTACTCGGAGTATTTCGGCGCGGGTTGCCTTTACAC